ATCTTGCTTACTGGGCATTAGCTGCGGTAGGTTTTCTAGCGTGGAATAAGCACAAGAAAAACGGAACACACTTAGAGGAGGATACATGAGTGATATGAATAGGTTCTCCGGGGATATGTCTCGGAACGAAGTTGAACTAGACTTAAGTAAGTTTATGGAACTACTTCAAGAAGCAAGCACACTAAAAGAGCGTATACGCGAGCTGGAAGACCAAGAAACTAGAAACCCTTGGCAGAAACTAATCTTCTTAGCCCAAGCTGTGGATAGCTGGAGAATCTTTCCTCGTGCCTTCTTGAGTGTTTATATCTTCTTGCTGTACTATGCAACAATGTGGTTCATGGAATTGCCAGATCCCACTATGGAGCAATCAGGACTTATATCAGTAATAGTAGGGGCAGGGGCTGCATGGTTTGGATTGTATGCAGGGACTAGTAAAGGTAAAACTGACCATTAGGTAATTCATGGCAATAGAAATAAGCAGAAAGGATATCGTAGCTGATAAGCTACTAGATTTACAATCTGAGACAAGGTTTCTCAAACTACCAGTATCCCCGTACCTGGAGATGCTCGGCGTCGAACCACTTGCCTCACAGAAGGCTATAATAAATGCAATAAATAATCCCAAGTACCGTTTTGTATGTGCGGCGGTGTCTAGGAGACAGGGTAAAACCTATATTGCAAATATTATTGGGCAACTAGTCTCACTAGTTCCAAATTCGAACATACTAATAATGTCCCCGAACTATGCCTTGTCTCAGATTTCTTTTGATTTACAAAGGACACTTATTAAGCACTTTGACCTAGAAGTCACGAAAGACAACGCAAAGGACAAAGTAATAGAGATGTCTAATGGCTCTACAATTCGTATGGGTTCTATCAATCAAGTTGACTCTTGTGTTGGCCGCTCTTACGACTTAATCATATTTGATGAAGCAGCCTTAGCGGATGGAAAGGATGCATTTAACGTAGCTCTCCGTCCTACACTGGATAAAGAAAGTTCTAAAGCAATATTTATTTCAACACCCCGTGGCAAGAACAACTGGTTTTCAGAGTTCTTTTTCCGAGGGTTCCAGGATGACTTTTCCGAGTGGGCGTCTATTCGTGCGACTTATAAAGATAATCCTCGAATGTCTGAAACGGATATTGCGGAAGCTAGACAATCAATGTCCGAGTCTGAATTTAGACAAGAGTACGAAGCTGACTTCAACACTTACGAAGGCCAAATTTGGAACTTCGACCACGAAGAGTGTATTTACAATGGTAGCGAACTAGACACTTCTAAGATGGACGTGTTCGCGGGGTTGGACGTAGGTTACAGAGACCCAACAGCCTTCTGTGTAATAGGATATGACTGGAACGAAGAAAAGTATTATTTACTAGACGAGTACTTGGACGCAGAACAGACAACAGAGAAACACGCTAAAGAAATACAGACTTTAATAGCGAAGTGGGATATAGACTATATTTATATAGATTCAGCAGCACAGCAGACCCGTTTCGACTTCGCTCAGAACTATGATATTTCGACTATTAACGCAAAGAAGTCTGTACTAGATGGTATAGCACAAGTTGCAGGAATAGTAGATAATAATAATTTATTTATAGAGCAGGGATGTAAGGAAAGCTTGTCTGCGTTAGACCAATACCAGTGGGACCCCAATCCCAACCTAGCAAAAGAGAAGCCGAAGCACAATTATGCATCACACATGGCCGATGCGTTAAGGTACGCATTATACTCGTTTCAAACTTCGGCAACAAGTTTTTAGGATACCTGCTCAAAAATAGTTATTGACATAGTACCTCAAAGTAGATATAATTCTTTTAATCGAAAAAAGAAATCCGAAAAACCCCGATGGCTAAATTAAAACGAGATATAGTAAAATATATCCGAGATAAGGCAAAAAATAAGTACGAGAAGGGTTCGGCTTGCGAGATTTGCGGTGCTACAGAACGGTTGGACTTTCACCATTTCTATAGTCTAGCGCCTTTGTTGCATAAGTGGTTGAGAGAGAATAAATTAAATCCAGCGTATATCCTGGCATTACGAGAAGACTTTATAGAAGAACATAAAGCAGAACTTTACGATTATACTGCAACCTTGTGTCATAAACATCACGTTCAGTTACATAAAGTATATGGAAGAGATCCCGGACTAGGAACAGCACAAAAGCAAATGCGGTGGGTCGAGATTCAAAGAGAAAAACATAATGGCATGGTATAACAATATCTTTGGTGGGAATAAAGTAGAAGAAAAGAACAACCCCGCTCAAGAATTGATGGGGGGTACTTCTGAGACTACCCGAGAACCCACAGTAAGTTATGAAAGGCAGTACGAAGAACTAGAAATTGTAAACCGTGCTGTAAATATGATTGTAGACGATGCAGCAGAAATTCCTGCAACTATAGTAGGAAATCGTCGTTTGAATGGTGTTATAAAAGGTATTAAAAGGTCAAAAGTTGACATGTTACTCAACTATGAGCCTAACCTGTTTCAAGACATTAATACTTTCAAAAGAAACCTTATAACAGATTTTATACTAGATGGGAATATATTTATATACTATGATGGCGTTCATCTATACCATCTTCCTTCTAGTAAAGTAGCAATACACGCAAGTACAGATTCATATGTAGAAAAGTATACTTTTGCACAGGCAATAGATTATTCTCCTAATGAGATTATACATGTTAAAGAAAACTCCTTTTATTCTATTTATAGAGGAGTACCTCGTTTAAGCCCCGCACTACGAACTATGCAATTAATGGGTTCAATGAGGAAATTTCAGGATAACTTCTTTAAGAACGGTGCAGTACCGGGTCTTGTATTAAAAAGCCCTAATACTTTATCAGAGAAGATTAAAGAAAGAATGGTACAATCCTGGGGTGTACGATATAAGCCAGATGCCGGAGGACGAAGGCCTTTAATTCTAGATGGTGGGATAGAAATTGATTCACTTTCTAATGTAAACTTCAAAGACTTAGACTTTCAGAACTCTATTGCAGAAAATGAAAAGATTATTTTGAAGGCACTCGGAGTACCTCCCATACTTCTGGACTCAGGCAACAATGCTAATATACGCCCTAATATGCGAATGTACTACTTAGAGACAATACTTCCTATAGTACGAAAAATGAATTTTGCTATGGAACGATTCTTTGGCTTCCAGATAAAAGAAGATATTACTGATATACCTGCTCTTCAACCAGAGCTGAGAGATCAGTCTGCTTACTATACTTCACTAGTGAATGGAGGTATTATATCTCCTAATGAAGCTAGAATCGCTCTAGGCTACGAAGGGGTGACCGGAGGAGAAGAAGTAAGAATTCCTGCAAATATAGCAGGAAGTGCAGCTAACCCAGACGAGGGTGGACGCCCTGTCGAAGAAGAAGAGGAAGAATAAATGGCGGGATCGTCAAAACAAAAGAAAGAGATGGCAGTAACTATGGCAATGTATTTTGCTGAGAAAGGGTATACTGCTTCTCCTAACGAATTTTCAAAAGACTCTTTGAGACCTCCACTAATAAAAATATCTACTGTTAAAAAGATATTTGGTTCTTGGTCTCTTATGCTAATTTTTACCAAATCTTTTTGTCCTGAAGTAATGCGTGGGATAACAAGTGAACCGCCTAAGCCCGTAGTTGATCCACTAGAGGCTTTAAAGGCACAGCCCGCTAATACAGCGGAAAAGAGGACGTAGATGGAAAAAATATTTAATCTCACCTCTACTTTTAAGTCTCATACTGAAGATGATGGTAGTATTATGATCCGAGGTATGGCGAGTACTTCTGATTTTGATCGCGCGGGCGATTCTATTTCAGCTGACGCATGGACTAAAGGTGGATTGAATAATTTTGAGAAGAATCCTATTATTCTTTTCAATCATGACTACAACCGACCTATTGGGAGGGCTACTGGTTTAAAGAGTACTCCTAATGGATTGGAACTTACTGCGAAAATTAGTAAGGCTGCTAAAGATGTGGCGGAGTTAGTTAAAGACGGTGTTCTTGGGGCCTTTTCTGTTGGTTTTCGAGTCAAGGATGCTGATTATTTAGAGGAAACCGACGGATTAAGAATAAAGGACGCTGAGTTATTTGAGGTATCGGTAGTATCTGTACCCTGCAATCAATCAGCTACTTTTTCACTAGCGAAATCTTTTGACTCTATCGCAGAGTATGAGGATTTCAAAAAAACTTTCACTATTAGTGACGGGACGCAAGTCCAAAAGGAGATACAAATGTCTGAAGAGACAAATCAACCCGTTGACTTGGAAGCTTTTGCTAAAAAAGTAGCTGAGGAAACTGCTGCTAAAATTGCAATGAAGCAAGCCGAGCAAAAAGCAGCCGAAGAGGCTGTACAAAAAGAAGTTGCTGAGAAAGCCGCTGTAGAAGCAGAAGCTAAAGCAGAGCAGGACCAGCAAGTTCAATCAGCAATTGTGTCTGGCATAGAGTCAGGTGCAGAACGCCTCATGGCTGACGTCGAATCTAAAATGTCTGAAAAGGACGCTCAAATCGATGAAATCATGAAGCAACACGAAGCAGACCTCAAAGAGAAATCTGATGAGATCGCTAAAATGCGCGATTCCAAGCGTGTTTTTGAAAACCGTGGCGGAAGTGATATTACTAAGTGGGGCAAAGACCTCCTTGGTGCTCACATTCTTGGAAAGATTGTTCGTAAAGGTTGGGATACTGCCTACGGTCAAGATATCTTGCAGAAAGCTGGCGTAACTTATGACGCTACTTCCGCTGCTGGTATTGACGTAAGTGTTTCTCAGGCATTCGAAGAAGAAGTACGTTTGGCGCAGAAAGTTGCTCCTCTCTTCCGAGAAATCCAAGTGGCTTCAGGCGCAACGGTACTGCCGATCGCTCCTGACACCGAGAACGCAAACTGGAATAACACCGGTCTTGAGACTGCTGCTAACCTTCTGGAAGAGTCAGGTGCATCGGATAACAACTATAATGTTAACCGAGTATTGCTCCAAGCTTTCCGTTTGGTTTCTGGTACATTCATCGCGAATGACACAGACGAGCAAGTAGTTATCAGCATGTTGCCGATTATTACTTCTGCTATCGCACGAGCACACGCAAAAGCAATTGATGCAGCTATCATGAACGGTAACTCTTCTTTTGTTGGTCTTGTAGGTGGAGCTGGTACTGACGGCGCTGGATCTTTCTTGGCAGCAGATTCTGCTCTCGTAACTGACCCTGATGCATCTGGTTCTTCTGATGCGATCACAGGTGCTAACCTGTTGTCAATCCGTTCAGAGATGGGCAAGTACGGCATGAATCCTGCTGATGTAGCATACATCGTTGGAATTGACCAGTACTACAACCTCATCGCTGATGCAGCCTTCTCTGATGTTTCAGAAGTTGGTTCAGATACAGCAATGAAGCTTGTTGGTGCTGTTGGAAGCATTTACGGTTCACCCGTAATCGCTACTGACGCATTGGCTCAAGGTACTAAGGAAGCTGGAGCTTTCACAGGTACCGCAGCTGCTGCTGTTAACGTACGAAACTATGTTATCCCCCGACTGAAGGGTGTTAGCATCGAGACTGACTACGAAGTAGCTGGTCAGCGCACGGCTATCGTTGCCGCTCAATCACTCGGATTTAACGAGTTGGTTGCTGGCGTAACAAACAACGAGCCTGCAGTACGAATCGAGTATCAGTAATCGATACTACTGATTATTTCGGTAATCATGGAAACTGGGGGAGGGTATCCTCCCCTAAGTTTTTACTAATTGACTTATGGCTGATTTAATAACATTACAAGAGTACAAAACGGCACAGGGAATAACTCAGCCTAAGGATGATGCTCGTCTGAATGTATTAATACCTTCAGTAAGCCAATTAGTAAAATCTTATTGCGGTAATAGTTTTGTAGACTATTATTCCAGCAACAAAACGGAAACTTTCACTATTGATTGGAGCACTCATGTTGTCCAGTTAACAGAGAGCCCTGTAAATACTATAGTAAGCGTACAAGAAGCTCAGTCTTATGGGGGCGATTATACTACCCTTACTACTGGGGCGCAACAATATGCACTGAGTACAAAAACTGATTGTATTTATAGAACTACAACTTCGGGATATAAAGACTGGCCGATAGGAGTAGAGACAGTGAAGGTAGTATACACAGCAGGGTACAGTACAATACCGGGAGACTTAAAACTTTCAGTTCTTGACTTAGTTACTTACTATTTGAAAGATGAGCACAAGTTAAGACAGTCTATAGCAGGTGCTAGTTTACAAAACCAAGGCAGCTCTACACAACAGAACAATGTTGGATTTCCTGACCACATTAAGCGAGTCTTAGACTTGTACAGAAACTTTTAATGGCAGCGGGAGATTTAGCAAAATTAACCAAAACTCTGAATGATAGAATGGTGCAGAGTTCTGCTGTATATAGAAAAGAAATAGCAAACAAAGAAGCCCACTATATAACCATAGACCAAAAGCTAATAGAAAGAGAAATTAGAGCAGAGATGGAAGCCCGTGGGGCTACTAACAGTAAAGGTGAGCTAGCACAGAGTATAGAGGATATAATAACTGCTCAAGTACCTGTTATGTGTAAGGGTATATATAATGATATTAAGAGTTATAATTCTTCAGGATTAAAGCGTACTGCAGTATCTAAACTTATTGGTACCCCTAAGAAATTTACTTTCGTTTTAGCACAGGCTACGAAAGGGGGTTCTACAAGTGTATTTAACGCATTTAGAAGAATAAAAAATAAGAATCAACGTACTTTAATAAAGCAGATAAAAGCACAAATTAAGAAGTTAAACAGTGGTAGAACAGCTAGTCAAATAGAAGAGCCAACTAGTAATTTTTTAGACATTGGGCATGCAGGAGGCTCCTCTATAGCAGAACAAAAGAAAAAATCCGTGGAGGCTGCGTTATTCCAGTTTGGAACCAATCTTAATACGGAGGCTAAAAAGATATTAAAAACTTTAGTATCTGACCTTGGTATTAATGTTACAGCTAGGACTGGAAAAGAGCCTCGAGTATTATCAGTATCTATAGAAAGCAGTAGGTTAAACAAATTAAAAGGTTCCAGGGAAGAGAAACAAATTGTAGTTGATCTTAATAAAGATTTACAGACATTATTAGAAGCACTTGGGGGCGAATTTTGGCTAAATCAAGAAAGCTCTGACTCCAAAAAACAACAAATAGTAAAAAGTATTTTAAACCCTTTTGCAATTATTGCGGCTAAGTCTCCATTTGTAAAAACAACATTTAGAACAAGCAAGGTAAAGAAAGGCACCTCAAGTTCAAAAGGTAAAAAGATAAAACCGGGTGTGAGAAGGGCAAAACCTTTTATTGATACTGGTAAAGCGGATACTGGAATAGCACATACTGATAATAAGCGTAGTTTGTTCTCTGTTATTGCTTTAATAAATAAAGAATTGCCTAGTACGGTACGAAAGAATATGGGGGCTCCTAGGCTGGAAAATAGAACAGGTAAATTTGCAGCAAGTGTAAAATTACAGGATGTAATTTCTACTCCTAAAGGTTACCCCAGTTTTGGGTATACTTACGAGAAAGATCCTTATCAAGTATTTGAAGTCGGTACAGGTAAGACTCCTTGGGCAAACAGTAATCGAGACCCAAGAAAACTCATAGATGCTTCTATACGAGAAATAGCAACACAAATGGCAATAGGCAGATTCTATACTAGGAGACTATAATGGCTAATGAAAGACTATACACCTCTAGACGAGGCGGTATAACAGGAGCACTAGCCGACGCAATAAGCAAGATAGATGGACGAGGTTTGTATTATCAAGCTGTAGCAGAAACAAGCCCTAGACTTAAGTTCTGGGATGAAATAGAAGAATTTCCTGCCGTTCATTTAAATGCGGGTAGTGAAAGTAGAGAGTACCAAGGTGGAGGCCATAAAGATAGATTTTTAAATATAACAGTAAGATGTTATGTAAATCAAGAAGATTCTGTAGGTGCTTTGGACGAGCTATTAGAAGATGTAGAGACTGTTCTTGAAGAAAATAGTAGATTAAAATACCATGATAGAAATGGTTTAGAACAATTTACACAACAAATCACAGTTATTAGTATAGATACTGATGAAGGTGCGTTAGACCCTCTTGGAGTCGGTGAGATTTTAATAGAGGTTCGTTATTAGAAAATACGGGCAAGAACAAACGTTCACGACCCAGTCTTTTCAGGTTCATAGGAGATAATCTATGGCACAACAATTATATTTCAGTCGTGATA